GCTGTTCTACGTTTTATCGCTCGTCTTCGGCATTTGGCGGGAGTACACGCCAGGCCAACCCTACCCCTTCGTGCGAGGGGGCTGGTACATCATCCTCTACCTTCTGCTGGGCATTGTCGGCTGGAAGTTATTCGGATCGCCGGTCCAATAACGGTAAGATTGAGGCAAGCCCGGCACCGGGGCATGCGGTGTAAGCCCCCATAGGGCGAAATGTTGCGACACGTTGAACCGGGGCCGTTCTTCTCATGAGAGCGGCCCCGCGTTATTCGGGGAACCATTAAAAAGCGCATGCTGGTCGAAACGTGGCCCATCTCGCGTATCATCCCCTACCCGAAGAACGCCCGTAAAATCCCGCAAGCCGCGATTGACAGTGTCGCGAAATCCCTGAAGGAGTTCGGCTGGCGACAGCCCATCGTGGTCGAGCCGTCGGGCGTAATCATCGTGGGCCACGTCCGCCGGCTTGGCGCATTGCAGAACGGCTGGGCGGAAGCTCCGGTACACGTGGCGCACGGGCTGACACCGGCACAGATACGGGCCTACCGATTGATGGACAATCGCTCACACGAAGAGGCGATGTGGGAGCCTGAGATGCTGAAACTTGAGCTGATGGAGCTGCGGGCGCTCGACCTGGACTTGGGGCTGACGGGGTTCAGCGAAGCTGAAACTCTGCCGCTATCGGGAATTCCCCCGGCGATAGTATTCAAGGAATACGATGAGACTGCGGCGGATGGCGTGAAGTTTGTAGACTGCCCGAGTTGTGGGCATCATATCCCGCTATGACCTATCCCGAGCTACTCGAGGGAAGCTGGAGGCTCCATGAGGCAGCTAGATCGCCCGGAGCCCCGACGGTGATTTCGGCATTCGCTGGATGCGGCGGATCGTCCCTCGGGTATAGCATGGCTGGATACAGGGAGTTGGCAGCTATCGAGTGGGACCAATCAGCGGTAGCGACATTGCATCTGAATTTCCCAGATATCCCCATCTACCGGGGCGATATCTGCGGGCTGACCGGCGAAGCGCTGATGAAACTGGCCGGCATCGAGCAGGGCGACTTGGATGTATTGGATGGCTCGCCGCCCTGCCAGGGATTCTCGACAGTGGGCAAGCGTAAGATGAAAGATGCTCGAAACGGATTATTCGCTGAATTCTCCCGGCTTCTGCGAGAACTCCAGCCACGGGCTTTCGTAATGGAAAATGTTGCGGGGATGGTTCAGGGCAAGATGTCTCTCGTATTCCTCGAAGCTTTGCGAGCGCTCAAATCTGCGGGTTATCGGGTGACTGCCCAATTGATGGACAGTTCGTATTTCAACGTTCCACAGACGCGCCGGCGCCTTATCTTTATCGGGGTGCGTCTGGATCAATCATCGCTCCCGAGCCATCCCGCCCCCGAAGCATGGCCGATTACAATTCGGGAAGCGGTGGAGATTCCATCTGGAACCATCGGGTACGTAACCGCCTCGAATGAGCGGCATAGCAAGGCCGGAATTCGTCCGATGCGAAAACTATCTCAGCCGATGGCAACGCTGGTAGCGACCGGGAATTCGAGGATGATGCAAGGGTACCTGACAGTAAAGCTTTCCATGAGGGAGGCTGCGCGCTTCGGTAGCTTCCCGGATGCCTTCGCATTTGTCGGCGATTGGCAAAAGCAGATTGGCAATAGCGTCCCCCCTCTTTTCATGAAGGCGATTGCCGAGCATGTGAAACTGAAGGTGCTCAGTGGCACGCCCTAAAGGAACCGAAATCAAGCTCAGCCCCGAGGAAATAGAGAAGCTCGCCCAGATCGGCGCAACCCAAGCGGAGATCGCCCACTTCCTCGGCATCGCCACGTCCACCCTCGAGGAAAGACTTGCCCGTCCTAAGTTTCGCGCGGCCTATGATCGCGGAATGGCAAATCTCAAGCTGAGCCTCCGACGTAAGCAGGTGCTGCTGGCGGATGGCGGCAACGTCGGCATGCTCATCTGGTTGGGGAAACAGCTCCTGGGGCAGCGCAACAACATCGACATGCACCACGGCGGCCCGGACGGCAAGCCCCTGCTCGACATTGCCGCAGTCCGCGCCTTGCTGCAAGCGGATGACGCAAACTGAAATCCTGGACGCAGCCGACTTTCAACGCGAAGCGCTAAACCGTAAACTCTGGAAAGTCCAGAAAGACATTTGCGAGGGGGTGTACTCGCACCTCAGCAGTGCAATCAAGGGTTGCCACGCAAGCGGAAAGACGTATGTCGTCTCCGGCCTGGTGCATTACCACTTAGTCCGCTACTCCGATGGAATCGTAATAAACATCGCTCCCACCCTTCGCCAGGTCAAGCTGATGTGGAACGAAATCGCGCTGGCCTGCGATCGCTCGAAGCTGCGATGGCCCGAGCTGAGCACAACTGGCCTCATGCTGAGCAAGGATAATTACGCCATCGGGTTTTCATCCTCGCGCGGCGTCAACGCGCAAGGCTTCCACGGCTCCAACGTGCTGATCATCGTGGACGAAGCACCTGGAATCTCGGCCGACGTCTGGGATGCCATCGAAGGAATCCGCGCCGGCGGAAACGTGCGCTTGTTGAAGCTGGGCAATCCGACCGTGAGCAGCGGCCCGTTCTTCGAGGATTTCGGGCGCGGCCGCGCATCGACGCACTGCATCACGATATCGGCGTTCGACACGCCCAACCTCGCGGGCGTGACCATCGAGCAGCTCCTCGAAATGGACGAGGAGAAGCTCAGCATCGCCCCGCATCCGCACCTGGTCACCCGAAGATGGGTCCGGGAAAAGTACGAGCGCTGGGGACCCAACAACCCGCGCTACCGATCAAGAGTACTCGGCGAATTCCCCACGCAAAGCGAGCACGCCGTTTTCAGTCTCGAATGGATCGAGAAGGCGAAACGCGAGCCGACCGAAACAGAGTTGCAACGGGTCTCCAGCTACGGCTTGACCATGCAGGTAGGCATCGACGTCGCAGGACCCGGCGATGACGAGACCACCGGGTGCGTAAGAATCGGCGGGATCATCCTCGAACGCAAGGCATGGGCCGACAAAGACCCCCGCGGCCCCGTGCTGGCGTGGCTGCACAAGCTCAAGACCCATCCGCAATACCGGCTAGGCCACATCGTCGTGGACGTGGTCGGCATCGGCTACAACTTCGCGCTGCACATCGCTGATAACGGATTCGACGTGATGGGCTTCAACGCGGGCCACAAACCGATGGACACGGAAATGTTTCTGAACGCGAAAGCGGAGGCGTACTTCCGGCTGCGCGGCGCCTACAGGGAAGGCGAAGTGTCGCACATGCCCGACGCACTCGATGAGGAGACCGAAGCTCAGTTGAGCGGAATCAACTACAAGGAATTGCCGAACGGGCGGATACAGATCGAGCCGAAGGAAGACGCGAGGAAGCGCGGCGTGGCATCGCCTGACCGGGCAGAGGCGGAAGTGATGGCTTTTTGCAGGGTCGTAGCGCGAGAGGAGACCGTGGACTTTACCGACCCGGTCGTCATCTCAGCGATTTAGTACTGATGGGCCTTGCTATTTTTCCGCAAATACGGCATCATACACCAATGGCGACAAAAGCAGCAAGTAGATATGTGATCGTTCGCACTTATTCAGCCGGCGTCTTCGCCGGAACAATGGAATCCAGGACGGGGCAGGAAGTCGTCCTGCTGAATGCGCGGCGCCTATGGTATTGGGCCGGAGCGGCCTCGCTGTCCCAGCTTGCTACAAGCGGCACGAGCAAACCCAAAGATTGCAAGTTTCCCGAGCCGGTATCTCGTATTGAGCTGTTGCAGGCGATTGAGATTCTCGATGTGGCTGCGGCGGCAAAGAAAAGCATAGAGGGGGTTCCAGTGTGGCGCGTCTGAGGTACGGGGACGGGGACGGGTACGGGTCCGGGTACGGGGACGGGTCCGGGTACGGGGACGGGTACGGGGACGGGTCCGGGTCCGGGGACGGGTACGGGGACGGGTCCGGGTACGGGGACGGGTCCGGGTCCGGGTCCGGGTACGGGGACGGGGATGGGTCCGGGTCCGGGTCCGGGTCCGGGTCCGGGTCCGGGGACGGATCCGGGTATGGGAAATGAAAGCCGAGCCGCTGGTCTGCTGCATCATGCTCACCCGCGATAGGCCGGAGATGGCCCAGCGGGCGGGGCGGTGCTTCCGCGAGCAGAGGTACAAGAACCGCGTCTTGCAGATTTGGTCCACAAGCGGATTCCCAGACCCAGAGCGCGACAGGCCTGCAAATGAGTTCTTTACCGAGGATGTCCCGGACTATTCGATCGGCGAGCTGCGCAACCGGGCGAACGGCTGGCACAATGCCTTCGACGCGGCAATCCTCATCCACTGGGATGACGACGATGTGAGTCATCCTTCGCGAATCGCCGAGCAAGTCGCGCTGCTTCAGTCGAGCGGCAAAGCAGCGGTAGGATACCGCGAGGTGCTGTTCTGGCGCGATCCGCCTGGCGAAGCGTGGCTCTTTCACAATCACCCCTCCCCCGCGTACTGCATCGGCTCATCACTTGCGTACTGGCGCAGAACGTGGGAGGCGAGACACTTCCCGGATCTGCCGAAGGGCAAAGGATCGACCGGCGAGGATACGGAGTGGCTCAAGGGCGTGGACTCGCTGGGCGTTGACTCGGTGCGTGCGTACCAGGGATTCGGGGATCCCCGCATGATCTGCTCCATCCACGGCGGCAACACCTCGACCCAGTACGAGACAATCGGGGATTCGAGAAGCTGGAAGAGAGTCCCGGAGTGGGACGAGCACTGTAGAAAGGTGATGGCCCTATGAACACATCGAGACGCGACCTACTGAAGTACTTCGCGGCTGGTACGATCATTTCGCCCTTGGCCGGTGCGGGCGTTACGGCCAGATTGATCGAACCGCCAAAGGCAGTGCTGATCTACGGCCCTAAGGAGATCATCTCGCCTGAGCCGCTGGATTTTTCACAGGTCAGGGCGTTCACCGTGACCTGTGAAATGCAGGACGGGACGCGACGCACTCTTGCAAGCCGCCGCATGATAACACCTTGCTCGAAGTCAGGGGCGATTGTAAAGCCGGGGGACCTGATCCTGGACCTGGGGATCGCCGAGGCGTTCGGACGTAACGGCCCGCCTTCCGTTCACCAGGCGTTCATGGCGGCGAGGGTTGACCTGCTATGAAGTGCCGGACCTGCGGGCAGACGATGATCGAGCCAGTGGGCGAGAACGCCGACCACCATCTCGCGAAGTTCCCGTATGGAGGCCGTTGCCTTGGGTGCGAAATGGGCAGCCTCGATCTGGAGCT